AACCCTGCAAATATGCAGTTCAAAGTTTCTCCTGACGTTGCGGCTTACTATCGTATTGCTACGGCTTCACAAAACAACGTAACAAACGTTACTGAAGGTTTGGCTTTGACTTACTTGGATATTCCAGTTGTTGTTGAGTACGGACTTCCTGCAAACACAATCATTTTGTCAGACTACACTAACTTTATCTATGCTTTGGACATGGAAGGTGACGTTGACAACTTGCAAATCGTTGACTTCTCTAAAACTACTTTGGACCGTCGTATCGGTGCACGTGCTGACTTCAAAGCTGGTTTCTACACTGTTAATGACACGCAGATTGTTTGGGTAGGTGGTGACGCTTACTGTGCAGACTAATCAATTTATTTAGATAGTAGGGGGTTTAACCGCCCCCTTTTTTTTAACCTTAAACACTAAATAAAATGGCTTGTAGTACAATAGAAACAATTTTAAAGGGTTGTGACAACAATATCGGAGGTATTACTTCAATTTATATTAACGACATGGATAACATGACGGGAACTATAACTGAGGCTAACTGGATTATTTCTTCTTTCGGCACACTTGCAGACCCTTTCATTCCTTTCGAGTTCAGACGTAACACGGGAATGTTTACCGAAGAAGCGGCGATTGACCTTGTAAACGGTTCGTCTTTCATTACGCAAACAGTAACTTTGATGTTTCACCGACGTGAGGCGGCTAAGTCTAAAGCAATTAAAATCCTTGGTGAAGGTCAACGCGACCTTGCACTTGTTGTTGGTGACGCTAACGGTAAGTATTGGTATTTTCCTTATGCTCAATTAACTGCGGTTGCTGAAGGTTCAGGAACGGCTAAAGCGGACGGGTCTAAGTATTCAATTACGTTCGTAGCTGAAAACGAAAACTTGGCTTTTGAAGTTGCAGCAAGTGAAATTAATAACATTATTTAATAGGATTAACACAACACTAAAAACTAAGGGGGGTTCGCACTCCCCTTTTTTATTTAACCAACTTTTCAAATGGTTACTTATTAAAGTAGTATGATATACTTAGAAAAAAATTCACTCAATACTTTTGCCCTAACGCTAACGGAAAGTGCGACAATTACTGCACCTACTTGGTTGTTTAAGTTCGTGTGGGAAATGGACCAAACACTTGACCCTATTTATTGGGTTGGTGTGGATTATTCAAGTTACCCAAACCGTTATAATTTATTTTATTTAACGGAAGGCGTAGACGTGACTTTTCGCATTGGTCAGTACCGCTATTGGGTTTATGAAAGTCCAGTGCCAATTGTAGTTGACCCAAACACGAATGAGTTAGGATTAACTTTAGTTGAAGAGGGGCGTATGGTTGTTGAGGGTATATCAAATTCAATTTATGAATAATGGGATTATTTGGAAAGTTTAAGAGCGATGACACGCTCAAAGCAGTTGACACGGGTTACCAAAGTTTTAGTACACCGTTTCTTAAAGTACCGGGTGGTAACTTGTCTTTGCCACGAATAGATGTACGCTACACTACACAAGGCTACGTTCGTTTTGGTGATGACAATTTATATCCTCAATACCTTAATCAAATGTACTTTATGAGTCCGTTGCATGGGTCGGTAGTTGACTTTAAGACTAACGCGGCTATTGGTGGGGGTTATACCTTTGACGAGTCTAAACTTACGGACATGGAAAAGGTAGTACTTTATTCGTTCGGTAAGAAAATCGGATTGAAGGGAACTATTAAAGCAATCACTAAAGACATTATTCTACACGATAGATGCTATTTTCACGTTGAGTTGAAAGGTGGGAAGGTGTTTAACGTGTACCGGGTAGCACCTGAGAAGGTAAGAATTAACCAAACCAAAACTATCTACGCTGTTAACGAAGATTGGGAGTACGGACTTCAAATAAAGACTTATTTACCATACCACCCCGAACACAAAGACGGATGTTATTTGTTGGCTTACGAAGGTCAAAGCGTAGGTCAAGACTATTACCCTTTACCGCAGTACACAAGTGCGTTGAACTTCGCCTTTTTGAGTGGTGAACTTAGCTACTTGCAGAAGTCAAACATACAAAACTCAATCTTCCCGTCGTTTGCCATGATGTTTCCTAAGAAACCACAAGGACCTGAAGAAATGCAGTTAATCAAAGACACGGTTAACAAGTTGAAAGGTGCGGAAAACGCAGGAAAAGCGGTAGCCTTCTTCGCTAATAACAAAGAAAGTTTACCCGACTTAGTAAACGTACCTACAAATTCAAACGACGAACTTTTCAAGGGGGTTTCTGAGTTGAATACCGAACAAATTTGTTTCGCACATACGATTGACCCTATACTTTTAGGAGTGCGCACTACGGGTTCGCTTGGTTCGGGTTCGGACATTAAACAAGCCTACGTTATTTTCGAGAAAAATACTATTATTCCTTTGCGCGAAACGGTTGCAGATGTGTTTAACCAACTATTAAAAGTCGTAGGAATAAATACTCACATCGAAATTACTAACTACCAAATCGTAAACGAAACAATCACAGCCGTTGAGGATGAAGGGAAGGCAATTATAAACGCGCTCAACTCAATGAACCCAACTTTAGCGGCGAAGGTTTTAGAAACAATGACACCTAACGAAATACGAGCAATGGCAGCTTTACCACCATTGAGCGAAAATAACACACCGACATTATGATTTATTTCGTAACTGAAAATTACTTAAAAGTAAACACACCCATAACCGCGAATGTTGACGTGACGGACGTTTTCCCGTACGTTAAGCCCGCAAGTGATATGCGAGTCCAAGCAATACTCGGAAGTTACTTCTACGCGTATCTATTGGGTGCGTATAACGCTCAAACTTTAAACAACGACGAAGAAACACTTGTCGAAAAAATACAACCAGTTGTAGCGTGGAGGGCAGCCGAGCAAGCCGCCTTCGGACTAACATACCAACTTAAAAATAAAGGTATTCAAACGCAGTTCGGTGACTATTCAAGTAATGTTTCGCAAGGTGAAACTGCATTCGTTATGGACCACTACGGGCAAATGGCTGCTTTCTACGAGAAAAGATTAACTAACTATTTGCTTACCAATAAAGCATTATTCCCTGAGTTTACGAGTGACTTAAACACGGACTCAGATATCAAACCCGTAGGTGGATGTGGCAATAGAGGTGACTACGATAACACAATGATGGTTATTTAATGGCAGACCAAGAAATAAATATAAAGCTAAACGGTATTTCACAAATCCGTGCGGAACTTAAAGCCTTAAAAGGGGAGTTAGCTAACGCGACAGACCCTAAACAAATGGCTGCACTTGCCGAACAAGCGGGTGAACTTTCCGATAAACTGAAAGACGCTAACGAACGGGCGGCAATATTCGCTTCGGGTTCGCGCTTCGAACAAACTTCAAACGCCTTCGGGTTAATGAAGTCTCAGTTAATGGACATGGACTTCGAAGGCGCTTCTGAAAGTGCTAAATTGTTCGCTGGAAACCTTGGGAAAATAGATAGTAAAACTATTTCGAGTTCACTCAAAGGTCTTGGTTCTACTTTGGCTACGGTTGGAGGTGCGTTTCTTAAGTTGGGAGCGCAGATTTTAATCAATCCTATTTTCTTAATTGCCGCGGCTGTTGCTGCTATTGTAGCAGGTCTTTATATGTTAGCGGATAGGCTCGGTTTTGTGACTAAGTTTATCGACTTTTTAACCCAAGCATTCAAACCATTGATTGACATGGTCAAGTGGTTTTTGGATTTAATGGGTTTAACGTCTTTTGCTGCGGATGAGGCACTTGCCAAAACGACAAAGGCACTTGAAGAAGAAAAAGAAAAGCGTCAAGAGGTGCTTGGTGTAATGGACCAAAAGATAGCCTTGTTAGATGCCGAAGGGAAAAGCACTTTAGCGTTAAGAATTGAACGTAATAAATACCTTCAGGAAGAGATTAACAACAACCTCAAATTATTGGAGGTTATGGATAACAACTTCCTAAACCAAACTTCACTATACAAAGAAACGGTTAAGGAAAACAAAGCCAAGGCACAAGAAATAAAAGTCGAAGAGGTTAAACTCAATCAAGAAGTAATTAACGAAGGGCAAAAGGCAGCGGACGCACAAAAGCAATTTTTAGCGGATAGGTTAGCAGCTACACGTTTAGTTCAAGACGTTACCCTTGGCTTAATGCAAGACGGTATTGAAAAGGAACTTAAGGCAAACGAATATAAATATCAAAGACTTCGTGAGGACCTTGCAAAGAACGAAAAGCTAAATAAAGACGAACGCGCAAAACTCAACGCCTTATACACTCAAGAAGCCGAACAAACAGCAAACGCAATAAACAAAAAATACGTTGACGCTGAAGCTAAGAAACAAGCCGAACTAAACAAGGTAATTAAAGACGCTCAACTATTAAGAGCGCAGGAAGAGGAAGATTTCTTCGCACTATACGAACAAAATACACGTAGTCAACAGCAATTAGAAATTGACGCGGTTCGTGAAAAATACTTCAATCTAATTGAGCAAGCTAAACAATACGGCTTAGACGTTCAAGAACTTGAAAAGCAACAAGCGGAAGCAATAGCTAAAATAGAAGATGATGCAGCCGAACAAGCGCGACAAAAACGACTTAAAGAACAAGCCGAAAAAATACAAATTGCGTCCGATTACGCAGGCGCAGTTAACAACTTAGCAGAAACCGCTTTTACTATTTCGGATAGGTTCGGAAAACAAGACGAAGCGAGTAAAGAAAAGCGCGCAAAGCGTCAGTTTCAAATCCAAAAAGCTATGCAGTTAAGTATGGCAATCATTGACGGATTTAAGGCGGCTAACACTTCATTAGCGGCTGCACCTT